AAGAGCCATTAATAATTCAAGTTTAAAAGATTCTGTAATTTTTGATTTATTTGCTGGCTCAGGTTCTACTTTAATTGCTTGCGAACAAACCAAACGCATTTGTTATGCTATTGAACTAGACCCTAAATACTGCGATGTTATCGTCACCCGTTGGGAAAACCTTACAGGGCTTAAAGCCGAACTGATACCGTAATCCGACAATGAATGAAAACTCTCCGAATGTAATCTCTATTGATCCTGAGTTGTTTGAAAAAGAACGACAGGTAGTTCAATACCGACAGGGTGGAGCTACTTTTGATGCTATCGCCAAAAAACTTGGATATGCAGATGAATCGGGTGCTAGAGTCGCGTTCAAGCGAGCGATGGAGCGTATGCGAGATGATGCTCTTAACGCCGAGATGCGTGAGTTGCATAGACAAAGACTTGAAGTAGCTCTAACTGCTATCTGGCCTGATGTAGTCAAGGGCGACCTCGAAGCCATTAAGGTTATGCTCAAGATACTAGAGCGCGATGCAAAACTCTATGGCATAGATGCGCCAGTAAAAACCGAGATGGAGGTGACTACTTATGACGGCAACCTTCTACGACAGAGAACACGCGAAATTGTCGAGGCTATACGAGAAATTAGAGAATCGCCGGATAGCGTGGGAGAACGATTTGGCGAGGCCGGAGCAGTTACCGAATAGCGATGAGAACTGGTCTATTTATCTTTATTTGGCGGGGCGTGGTGCTGGCAAAACTAGAACGGCGGCTGAATGGCTGGCGTGGGAAGCGACAACTCAAAACAACACGCGTTGGGCAATCGTGGCTCCTACCTTCGGGGATGTCCGCGATGTATGCGCTGAGGGTGAGTCTGGAATTATCAACATCCTTAGAGATTACGGATCGTTGGCAGATTACAACAGGTCGCAGGGAGCCATCACTCTAACTAACGGCTCAAAAATAAAACTCTTTTCAGCCGATGAGCCTGACCGACTTCGTGGCCCACAGCATCACGGTGCTTGGTGTGACGAATTAGCCGCGTGGAGATACCCTGACACTTGGGATCAACTTCAGTTTGGTATGCGCTTAGGAAGCCATCCTCGAACTGTTATTACCACAACCCCTAGACCCGTATCACTTATTAGAAACCTAGTGAACCGCACAGATGGAAGCGTGAAAGTTGTCCGAGGCTCGACTTTTGATAACGCGCAAAACCTAGCCCCTCAAGCACTCTTAGAATTACAGGCACGATACGCCGGAACCCGCATGGGCAGACAAGAGCTATACGGGGAGTTATTAACAGAATCAGATTCAGCCCTATGGACTCGCGCCTTAATTGAGCAAGCCCGTATCAAGCCAGAAGATGCCCCGCCGTATTTCAGAGTCGTTGTAGCGATTGACCCTGCCGTAACTAGCGGTGAATCAAGTGATGAAACGGGAATCGTTGTCGCCGGTGCCACCCCCGACGGGCATTACTACATCCTTGAAGATGCCTCAATGAGAGGAACGCCTGAGAAATGGGCGCAAAGAGCAGTTGAGATGTATCGGAAGTGGAAATGTGATCGCGTAATCGGTGAGGCTAATAACGGCGGAGATATGATCGAGGCGTTGTTAAGGCAGGTCGATGCTTCAATACCTTACAGAAAAGTTAATGCTTCTCGGGGTAAGAGAGTCCGCGCTGAACCTATATCTGCGCTCTCTGAACAGTTACGCCTTCATATGGTTGGGTCTAATTTCTCGCTATTGGAAGATCAACTTGTTACATGGGAACCAGACTCGGATTCTTCACCCGACCGAATGGATGCGATGGTGTGGGCGGTGAGTGATTTAATGAATGGCTCTAATTCGTTGAGAGCGTTGGCGGCTATGGCTGACTTCTGCCCTTCATGCCGTTTGCCGTTAGTTAAGGGGACAAAGATGTGCCCTAGATGTAAAACGGCGCAATAATCGCTAAGATTATGAAATGGCAAAAAAAACGGGGGCATCGACTGGCACAATAATTACATCGCCCAGCAAAGCTAAAAGAATCGCTAAGCGTAGGCGAGAAGAAGAAAAACTATGGCGAAGCAAGAATGGGCCAGTAACGGTTCGTAATGTAAAGGATACGCTCGAAGATTCGTGATAGTGTTTAGATGTTGAGAGAAACATTAAAATCTCTGGCGGGTTGATAGCCTCGCTCAAACAGCCGTTAGAGGGCTTATATTTTCTTTGCTTATCTAGCAAACGAGTTAAATATCGAAAATTAACAGAGCGACTGTACCGCATACTCAACACGAATCTCCTGAGTATTGAAGAAAAAACGGAGGTTGTCACATGGCGAGGTTGAGTCTTGATTGACTCCCAAATTCTTAAAAGAATGTGGTTGGCTAAGCCATATTCTGATTTTCTAATTTTAAAATATAATACCGCTATCATTACACCAGCCTGATTTACAAGGGGCATTACTAAGGGGACGACATGGGCGCATATAATCCATCGGTAAATCAGGGAATCGATTTAATCTTTACGACCACCAATACCGATGCCAATGGAGCCGCCATCAATATTACGGGCTACACGATTCGCATGGCTATCAGTAATCAAGTCACCGGAGCAGTCGTACTGACTCTAACTAATGGATCAGGAATCACCCTCACTAGTCCGACTACTGGGCTCGCTACTTATCAGATCACCGGAACGCAAACCGCTTCAATTCCGGTGGGAACTTATTACTACGGAATCAAGGCAACTTCATCCGGCGGTATTAATTACGACTGGGCGGATGGAACGATTACGATTGCTACGGCTCGCGTATGACCGTAGACAACATCACGGTTACCACCACCGTACAAAATGTAACTGTCACTAATCAGCAACCTTCGATTACTGTCTCATCCGTTGGATCGCAAGGACCGACTGGACCAGCAGGGCTCGTACCTGTATTTACTCGACAAAACGATATAAGCGTAATCACAGGTAAAGCTCGTTTCTATTTTGACTCTACGCGCATTATTTCTCAGTTGAGAGCAAGCCTCGGAACACCTGCTACTGGATCTGCGGCTCAGATTGGTGTCTATGTCAATGGGTCAAGTATTGGAACGGTATCAATTCCGGCTGGATCTAATACTGCAACAACGACTATTTCTCAAACCGTCAATTCGGGTGATTACGCTACAATTTCCATACTGAGCGTGGGATCGACTTACTCAGGTGGAGACCTAACAGTCACCCTCACGATTAACTAAGGAGCGCAGTAGTGGCAAGAATCTCGACTACAGAAGCTAACCAGGCTTTAGCGACTACCGGCTGGGGCTATGTCAGCCTTCACACTGCCGATCCTTCAACTACAGGTGCTAACGAAGTCACAGGCGGTACTTACGCTCGTGTTGCCGTTACCTGGAACGCAGCTTCTGGTGGCTCAGTAACTAACTCTTCAGCTCTTTCAATCAACCTTCCTGCCTCTACTACTGCTTCATACTTTGGCGTATGGTCAGCAAGCACTTCTGGCTCTTACTATATTGGTGGAGCGCTTTCACCTAGCGTTACAACTGGTAGCTCGGCTGGTGTCGTAACAATCGCAGCGAGCGCAATTACCGTCTCAGCTTCGTAATCTAAGGGGTCGCAATGGCAACCAACTATCCATCGAGCCTTGATTCGTTCACGAATCCAGCAGCAACCGACACTTTAAACTCGGCAACAGTTCCTCACGCTACTCAACACGACAACATCAATGATGCAGTCACAGCAATCGAGACAGCTCTTGGGGCAAGCCTTGCAAATGTTGTTCTTCCAGCACGATCTATTTCAACGACTGCTCCACTCACAGGCGGTGGCGATTTATCGGCTAACAGAACTTTGGCAGTATCGGCTGGTTCTACTTCTACTGCTGGCGTTCTTCAGCTTACAGACTCAACATCGAGTACAAGCACAACTACTGCGGCCACACCTAATGCGGTAAAGACTACTTATGATTTGGCAATTACTAACCACGGTTTGCTTCCCCCAATTTCAGGTTCTTACTACAAAACAGCTAGCAATGCTTTAGTTGCTACAGGTTTGACTGCCTTAGTAAATACAACCTACTACACGGCAATTCAATTTTCGCAAGCGGTAACTTTAGACAGAATTGCAATCGTGACATCATTTACTGGATTTGTTGGGACAGCCTCAGTCCGTCTTGGTATTTTTGCCAATTCCAACGGCAAGCCAGGAAACCTAATTCTAGATGCGGGAACTGTAGCACCTGTCGCCTCTGCTTCATCTTATGCCATCACAATAAGTCAAGTTTTATCAGCTGGAATTTATTGGGTAGCAATGAATACCATTACTGCCGCAACAACAAACAATTATTATGGAATTGCTAACGCCAACACGAACAATATAAATCTATTTGGTGGAGCATTAGGCGCAATTCCAACTACAAGCGGGCTGGCGGGTTATGTTCAAACCTATACGGCTACTTCTGGATTTGCTAATGCAAGTTCTCCGACACCCGCTCCTAACAGTTTCTTTACTTATGTAAGGGTGGTATAAATGGGAAAGCAAATCACATACGGCATCGGCGGTTATGACCCAACTAAGCCTAATAACAACATCGTGGAAGAAATCGACATTCCAGATGAGGTATCGGAGTAGATAAACAATGGCAATCTACAACGAGAGCATTGCCTACAACGCAGCAGGGATTCAATACAACCAGGGTGCTTATGTTGCTACTGGTTCAGGGTCAATCTCGATTACTGGGTCGGCAACAGCGTCACTTTCGTATGCCGTAACAGCTACAGGCTTAATTTCAATCACAGGCGCAGGATCAGACTCGCTTTCTTATCCAGTATCTGCAACTGGCGCTATCAGTATTTCGGGATCAGCAAGCGAATCGCTCTCCTTCATTACAACTTCAACAGGGCAGATAACTCTTACAGGATCAGCCTCGGTAGTGCTCAAGTTCGCCACTACAGGATCTGGCTCAATTACCCTGGCTGCGTCTAATAATGCAGACGAGGTTGATTACCCTGTAACGGCGTCAGCTTCTCTCACTTTATCTGCGATTGCGTTACGCAACCTCAGTACTACAGGATCTGGCTCGGTTACTTTATCGGCAAGCGGTACTCAAAACCTTCAATACGCAGTAACAGCTACAGCACTCCTGGGGCTTATTGCTACTGGAGTGATAGGAAAGCCTACTTATTCTGCAACAGCTAGCGGTGGACTTAACCTCAATGGCTCAGCTACTCCTGTCTTGAAATACAGCTCGACAGCTAGTGGCTCTATTGCTCTTGTCGGTACAGGTGCAGCTAGTGTCTATGCAGTCGGTTTCGTGGGCTGGGGTATATCAGTCTAAATCGGCTATCATTACACCTAGCCTGTAATACAAGGGGCATTTAAGGAGCATCACTTGGGAATCTTTGACCGCTTAGCAAAAGCAATCGTAGAAGCACAGATAGAGAAGGCTCCGAGTAATCTCCCTGCCGGTGCAGTCGTAATGTCTGAACAACAGATGAGAGATGCTAACCAGCAAAACACCTACGGGCAGCAAACCCCACTTACTCGTAATCCACTTATGGCTGGCGTTCCCTTTGGCCCTGGACTTCCGATTCAGCCTGGCGCAATCAATCCACTTCGCCCAGATGGTCGCCCTGATCCTCGCCGTTATGAATACCAAGTCGCGCAAAACATTAACATCGGAACAGAGCAGAAACTTGTTCAGTTCAAAACCCTTCGTGGAGCCGCAGAACAGATTGACATTGTTCGCCGTTGTATCGAAGTATTGAAGGCAAAGATTTCAGGGCTTGATTGGGACATCGTTATCGCTCAAGATGCTTCAGAAAAGATTATCTCTGAGATAGGTGGCGACCATGTTCGCGCCATGTCTAAAGCTCGCTCTCAATTCTCAGATGAGATTTACCGCTTGCGTACCTTTTGGGAGAACCCAGACCGCCAAAACGGATTAACCTTTGTGGACTGGATGATGATGTCCCTAGAGGAAATCCTTGTCCTAGATGCTTGGGCTATTTGGCCTCAGAGAACAGTTGGCAACGATTTATACGGCTTTCAAATCTTAGATGGCTCAACTATCAAGCCTCTCTTAGATGATCGCGGTATGCGCCCAATGTCCCCGCAGGTTGCCTTCCAACAGATTCTCTACGGCTTCCCTCGCTCTGAGTTTTCAGCAAACTCTGACGATCCAAATGCCGATGGCGAGTTCACCTCAGATGACCTTTCTTACTTCATCCGCAACCGCAGAGCTAACTCCGTTTATGGCTCATCGCCAGTAGAGCGTTGCCTACCTCTAGCTGATTTGTATTTGCGCCGCCAGCAATGGTTACGCGCTGAATACACCGATGGCGTAACCCCTGAGATGATGCTTACCTCAGATGCCGATTTTGGTAATGACCCACTTGTAATGAAGCAGTACGAAAACATTATTAACGACAACCTCGCTGGACAGACCGAACAACGCAAACGCGCTCTTATCTTGCCATCGGGTCTAAAGCCTCAGTTCTACGAAGGCTATGGAGAGAAGTTTAAGTCAGCCCTAGATGAATACCTCATCACCTCAATCACGGGTCACTTTGGCGTATTGCCTACGGAGATCGGATTTTCCGCTAAAGGTGGACTGGGTGCTTCCGGTCATCAAGCGGGAGAAGCCGAAGCCGCGCAAAACATCGGTGTCGCGCCTCTTGCAAGCTGGATTTCTAAGATGCTCACTAACATCTCTTATACCTATTTAGGTATGCCACGCGAGTTAGAGTTTAAGTTCATGATTTCTGAAATCCGCGACAACGAAGATGCCGCTAAAAAGTCAGACCTAGAATTACGCGGTGGCACTAAGACAATTAACGAACGCCGTTCAGAGCTAGGACTTCCCCTTTTAGATACTCCAGCCGCAGACCAGCCAATCCTTGTCGCTGGTAATGGCGTGTTCCTCTTTAGCCCAGAGGGAATCGTAAACGCTGCCGCGCCTACTCCTGGCGTTGAAAATGTTCAAGATGAAGTTGATCCAATGGCACCGACAAAGCCAAATCCTGACGATGGAACCAAGCCAGATGAAAAGACTAACCCAGTAGAGAAGCCCGACTTTGAGAAGGCTGGAGTTCCATCTATTGCTGAAGCCGATATTGCTCTCAGTCGCTTAAATGTTTTACCTAACCCCGCTGGAGATGCTGTTGAAGGCGATATTGACCTAGAGGATTTTGTTGAGTCGCCTTGGACAGCCGTTCCTCAGTTAGTTATTGACCCCGCTGTTTGGCAGAAGGCCGAGTTGAAGTTAGTCGATGTCGCCACCCTTCAGGGGACAGATGCAGTCCTAAGCCGTGAAAAGGTAGCCGACAGAATCAAGACAATGGGGCAATCACTCAAGCCTTATCGCAATTTCCCTCTCGTTTATGACGATGGAGAAAAGCAAACAATCATTGACGGGCATCACAGGCTCTTGGCAATGTGGTTACTTGGCATGGATCAAGTTCCGGTCTGGCTAGGAACACCCGACATGGCAAAAGAATCAAGCCTAGAGGTCAAAGCCTTTATGAAATGGGCTAGTAAGGGAAAACGCGCTCGCCAATTTGAGTTCAAAGCCCTAGACCCAATCGTGGGAGATGCGCTAAATCGTTGTTACTTTGATGGCGATACCGACACCATGAAATCTTTGGCTAAGGCTTATCTGACATGACTCTAGGAGTTCATCAAGTCGATGGACAAATAGCCTCAAGGTCGGCAGTAAAGATAAGAGCCGCGCTGAAACGAAGTATTGATGGCGGTCAGGTTGTCAAAGATTACCTACTGACCCACCCAACTGTTTCAGAGTTCATCTCGCAAGACCGCGCAAGGGCTAGGGCGTGGGCGATGCACAATGTCAGCCTAGACTTCACCGCTTTGGAGTCAGCCCTGCGCCAGCATTACGCCGAGATGTATGTGACGGGGATTGTTTCTACTTATGAAGCGTTCGGTAAAGCACAGCGATCCAAAAAGGCAACAAAAGCCCCACCGCATAACTGGAACCCTGGCGACTTCGCATTACAGGCACTTGAACACGCTTTTAATTGGGACACATGGAAGCCTGGCAACTCTGCCGCTGAAGCATTACTCAGACCTCCTGGTGGATTAGAGAAATTGCTTGGCGACATAAAGATTAAGTCCCTAGACATGAAGAAAAGCAGTTACGACTTACTCGGCAATCAGTTAGCAGATGGCTTTGCCGTAGGCGCAAGCCCTACAAGGTTGGCTTCAATGATTGAGGACTCGCTTTCCACCCCTGAGCGTTCTTTAATGATTGCTCTTACCGAAGGTTCAAGAGCCGCTAATCAGGCAAGCGCAGACTCTTATGCCGCGTTAGGTGTTGAGCAAATCGAGTGGGTAGCCGTTGATCCTTGCGATGAGTGCGACATTGACGGGGAAGTAGTTGATGTGGATGCGGAGTTCTCTAATGGTTACTCAGCTGACGAGTTACCCGTTCACCCAAACTGTCGATGCGGAACAATGCCGGCTCCAGTTGATTACGAAAACTTTGACTACTCAGCCGCACTTGACAATGCTCTAAACGCAACAGATTAGCAAAACCGATACAATTTAACGATAATCCGAAAGAAGGAAATCAATGGCTCTTATCCACTCAAATATCACGGTTGGTACAAATCCGACTCCGCTAGTCACACTACCTAATGGTGTTGGTTATGTAGCGGTTCAAATTCAAAACCGCGATAGCGTTGCAATCTATGTTGGCGATTCTGCCGTCACAGCAGCATCAGGCGCAAATGGTGGTCACACAGTTGCTGCTACAACAGGTTCACTCCAAATTTGGATGCACGGTAACGAAACTATTTATGCAGTATCCGCCGCCGGAACTTCTACCGGAGCCGTCTCAGTTATCTATTCAGCATAAGGAGCAATAATGGATTTCGCTAATTCCTATGCCGCAATTGTAAAACAAGAAAAGCAAGAGGATGGCTCACTTCTCGTTTACGGCAAAGCGACAGATGATTCACTAGATATTGACCAGCAAATCTGCGATGACACTTGGCTCTCATCGGCAATGCCTGAGTGGTTTAAGTCCGGTGGAAACATCCGTGAGCAACACTCTTCAATCGCTGCTGGTGTAGCTAAGGAATACGAAGCAAAGAGCGATGGACATTACATCTCAGTTCTCGTTGTTGATCCAATCTCGGTCAAGAAGGTTGAGTCTGGAGTCCTCAAAGGTTTCTCAATCGGTATCAAAGCCCCAAGAGTTGTACGCGACCAGAAAGCCGCTAACGGCAGAATAATTGATGGTCAAATTGTCGAGGTTTCCCTCGTAGATCGCCCTGCTAACCCGAACGCCAAACTCATGCTCGCTAAGTCAGTCGAGGGAGAAACATCTCTCGTCAAAGTCGAGGAATACACAGAAAAGGATAAGTCTATGCTCGCAGAGGTTATTAAAGAATTACACGCTGACTCGGCTAAGTTCGATCAGGCTTCTTATGATGCGGCTCGTAAGGGAATCGCTCAACTGATTATTTCAGAAGCGCAAGAAGTTGCCGATACCGACTCGGATGAGCGCGACGATATTGACACGCTCCTCTCTGCTCTCAAGCACCTTTTTAATTTCCGCGATGGAGAAGTAGATGAAGATGCCGAAGCGGGATTAGCAACGGGGATGATTAACCTTGCCGCGGATGGAACTTCTAAAGATTGCGACTGCGATGGATGTGCCGCGTGTCAAAAAGATGGCGGATGCGACAAGGAAATCTGTAAGGGATGCACGAAGATGTCTGCTAAGTTCGTGGGCAAGTGCCTAGAATGTGGATGCGGTCAAGTAGGGGACGATCATGGGAAAACTCGCATCGCCGTTAATGGGGTCGCGAGTAATGTTTCAACTGCCGTGATTATGACCCCAGAGCAGAACGCTGGCTCGGTTAAGTCTGCCGAAGGTGAAGAAGCCCCTAAGACAGATGAAGTACCTGCCGAAGAAATCAAGGCAGATGAGGTAGTTGAAGCTACTGAAACCCCAGAGATTCTTGATGAGAAGTCGGTAACGGCTATCATCGAGAAAGCAGTAAAGAGTGCTACCGATAGTGTCAAGGCTGAGATCGCAGAACTTCAAGCAGCAACTAAGGCTGCTGAGGAGAAGGCGGTGGCTCTTGAATCGGAACTCGTAATTGCGAAGTCAGCAGTAGCACCAACAGGCCCTAAGCGGACTGGTCGTGTTGCCGTAACTGACACAAACGAACTCCTAATCAAAGCCGCTGAATATCGCCTCAAGGCAGCAGCGACCACAGACCCTATCCTCGCAAAAGGTTACAAGGCATTAGAGAAGGAATATCTCTCTAAGTCTGGTACACCTTCAGAGGAATAACCCGAAAGGAAATAAATTGGCACTTCAAGCACCTAAAGCTAGTGACCTCTTTGGTGATGATGTTTCACCTAAGAAGGCCGCCAAGCTCATGGATGAGTTTCAGGGCGAACTAAATAAGTCCTTTGCTCTCCCAAATTCAAGCGGATTGACACCTGCAACTGATACAACTGCTGCTCTTGAACAACTCGCAGCAACTAAGTCACTTGCTCCAGATGCTCTTGCTGGACTGAACAACGCTATTGCGGCTCAACGCCTCGCAATGCAGGATGTTCAAAAGGACATCACTCTCACATCCCCACTCTCAACTTCTTTCGCAGCCTTCGACCTCGAAGCACCTGCAAAGCTCTTGACACCTCGCCCAACACCACTTCGTAACCGTATCCCTCGCAAGAAGGGCGTTGGTACTTCTCACCGTATCAAGCGCATCACCGGATACACAGGTACAGGTACAGGTGGACAAGGACAGATTTGGCCTGGTATCACCGAAACAACAACCACCGCTTTTGGTTCAATCAACTACGAGCGCGGTTCAAAGATCAGCTACACCTCAGATGACATCATCTTGCCTTACAACTCATACAGCCTCTCAGATAGCGTTTCTTTCGATGCTAACTTCTCAGGTCTTGGGTATCAGGATCTCCGTCAGCTCTCAAGCACATCTACTCTCTACGCAACAATGTTGATGGAAGAGCGCATGATGCTTATGGCTCGCGGAACTGCTTCAGGTTACGCTGGCGCACTTAACGCTGGTGCAGCACCAACACTTCCAACCGTTGCTGGCGCAACTGCCGCTGGTTCGGTCACCGCTATTACAGCAACAACTTACTATGTCTACTACACCGCTGACGCTGGTATCTCTTCAACTGGTTTCGGTGAGTCAATCATCTCCGCAGTCGGTTCAGCAACTACCACATCAGGTCAGATGCTTACAGTTACAATCCCATCTGCTATCACAGGTGCGCTTGGCTACAACATCTATGTCGGCACAACAACTGGTGCTGCTAACGCTAAGTATCAAGGTCGCACAACTTCCTTGACATTTAACCTCGGTGGTTCAGGAACTCCAGTAACAGGAAACCAAGCCCCATTGACAACAACAGGTGCAGTTGCTACCCGCGCTGCTGCTGATACCTCTGCTTATGCAACAGGTTACGATGGAATCTTGACAACTGTTCTCGGCGCAAACACCGGATACAACAACTACATCGGCTCTACCTTCAGCAATACAAACCCTGGCACAGAGTTCCAGACAGTATTCGCTAACCTCTACAACTCAGTAAAGGCTGATCCAGATGAGATTCTGCTTAACGGTTCAGACCGCAAGCAACTTTCAGATGCAATCAAGGGTGGCGCAAACGCTAACTACCGCTTGCAGATTTCACAAGATGAAACCTCAGGCGTTACCTATGGTTCAGTTGTAAACGGAATCGTAAACGAAACAACAGGAAAGTCTTTGGCACTTACAGTTCATCCTTGGTTGCCACAGGGCGTTGCTCCAGTTCTTTCTTACACGCTTCCAATCCCTGACACAGAGGTTTCTGATGTTTGGTCTAACTATCTCGTACAGGATTACATGGGCATCCAATGGCCAGTAACTCAGTTCGCGTATGAGTTCAGCACCTACTTCCGTGGAACATTCTTCTGCTCCGCTCCTGCTTGGAATGGCGTAGTTTCAGGAATCACCGCCGCTTAGTCGGTTCAGTAATAACGGGGAGAGGGTCTTTCGAGGCTCTCTCCCTCTTTAATAGAGGGGCAAATGATGGGTAGATTAGTACCGAGAGATGGTTTCGCTAGAGAAGTTGAAATCAAAAGGCAATCGGGTTCTAAGGTTTTACGCGCAGACAAATCAGGTTTATACCGCGCAGAAAATCCTCAAGACATAAAAGCATTGAAGGCTGAAGGTTTCACAGAAAGCAATCTCGCATTACATACAACAGGCGATAATGAGCGAGGGTACACTTGTACCGAGTGCGGATTTGGTAGCTGGTTTAAGTTGTGTTCGCGGTGTGGACACGATCAAGCAAGTCCTAAAACAGACGGAGATTAAAAATGGTTTCAGCGGTATCGCCAATCACTCAATTTCAATCAGGTTCTTATCTGACAATCGCTGAATACAAGAACGCTCCGACAGCGATTGATTACAACAATTTGGTGGTTGGCGGTACTTCTGCTCAACAAGATGCGGAACTGGCTTCCGTAATCCAACGCGCTTCCTCATGGATTGACATTTATGTAAACCAACCTCTTATCGCTCAAAACTTTCAAGAGCAATCGCGCACACGCATTACGCAAGAGGGCTTTATGGTTATCTCGCCAGACTATAACAATGTCGTGGCACTCAACTCCCTTTCTTATGGCGTAGTTCCAACCAACATGACTACAGTTAGCGATGGCGCACTTCAGTCTTGCTGGTTTGAGAAGTCGCAGATCATCTACCCAATGAGCCAAATCGGACTCAGTTATAGCTCGCAAGGCCCACTTTCTTTTGGCTTTCCACCATCTACGCGTTCTAAGATTTACGCTGCTTATAACTACTGCGCCGGATACTGTAACGGACTGATTTCAACCGCTACGGCAGGGCAATCTTTATTCACCATGATTGACCCCATTGGACTTACCGCCGGAACTGTTGTCACCATTTATGACGGCGCAAATACCGAGCAGGTTGTCGTTTCACCTTCTTATATTTATGGATCAAGCACCGTTGCCATCACATCCGCGCTGAAATACACTCACGCTACAGGAGTCGCCGTTGGAAATATGCCACAGGCGGTTAAAGAGGCGGCAATCTTGGCTACAACTGACTTCCTCAAGGTGCGCGGAGATAACTCTCTGACAATGGCAGTAACCACACGCGCCTCTAGTGGCCCAAGTGTTCAATCTATTATTGGATCAGATTTAGCCCTTGCCAAAGAACTTCTTGCCCCATTCCGAAGGATGCGTTAATGGCAGCAGGTCGCGCCAATCTCCGTTCCACGCTTTATTCCTACCTCACCGGCGCGGCTATCCCCACCCTCAATCAAATATTCACATCCTTTCCAAAACGCATCAATTTTCAAGTAAACGCAACGGCGGGACAGATGAGCCGTTCTGCTTGCGTAATCTTTATTCAGAGCGAGCGCGAAACCCGTTTAGCAATCGGTGGTGCAACTGGTGGATGGAAGCGCGTTGATTACACCGTTGTCTTACAAGTCTTTCATCATTCTTTACAAAACAACGCCGAAGATGCTATGTCGGATTTTGATACACTAGTGGATAACATCAAGGGAACGCTCAGGGCTAGTCACAATTTCGGTGATTCATCGCAAGTTAATGTCTGGCAAGGCGCAGAACCGGCGATTGATTGTCTATATGGGGAGCCAGTTACTTCTGACAACGGAGCAACTGAAACCTTTGCAGAGATTCGATTCGATGTAACCCAAATGATTCAGGCTTAGGAGAGCAATGGCAACCTATCAATACAATGGCGATGAAGTGAAGGAGTTTCCTACGCTCGGTCTAACCATTAAGCCAGGCGACACTTTCGACTCGCAAGACGAAATTATTTCTGCCGATGTAACTCTCGCTTCTGCACCAAAGAAAACACCAACCCCGTCAGCCGCGCCTGACACAACGCAAGGAGCGTGAGTAAGTGGCACTACAAAATACCCACCGTTCGTATGTAGGCATTGCTAAAGAAACAACAAAAGGAACAGCGGTCACAACACCTACCGCGTACATTCCCGTTACAGCCTCTAGCCTCAAGCCTCAAGATGTATTTACACCTCTCTATGACGAGGGCTTGCGTGGATCGCTCGTAAAGAACTACGCATACCTACAAGGTCGCGTTCACTCAACCTTTGATTTCGGTGGAGCTGTATTTGCCGATACCGTTATCTATCCTCTTGCCGGAGTTCTCGGTGAAGATGTGGTTTCAGGATCAGCCCCTTATGTTCACACCCTCTCTCTAAAGAACTCAGCGACTTCTGGCGCAGATGCACAGCCTTCTGCCTATACCTTGCTTGATTTCTATGGCGCGGGCGTTCGTTCATGGACAGGACATCAGTTCAGCGATTTCTCTCTCAAATGGAACGCAGATGGACTCCTCGAATATGACGCGAAATCAACAGGCTGGCAGTCAGCCACAGCTTCAACTCCAACCCCATCTTTCTCAACAGTTCTCCCAAGCGTTGTATGGACTGGAACAGTTAGCGTTGCTGGAACGACAATCTCCGTTAATACAGACGGAAACATTGATCTAAAGCGACCAGTAACCCCCGTTTATGGAATCTCAAATGTGCAGACTCCGTATCAAGTGTTCCTCGGTGCGCTAGAGGTTACCGGTAAGGCTACTTTCCTCATGGAAAATGACACACAACTTACCAACTACCTATCAAACACCCAACCTGCTCTCGTCTTTAACTGGACTACGGGAACAGGTGCGACTCAAACCTCAATCCAAGCAACAATGACAAAGGGCGCATACACACTCGCCGTCATTGAACGCTCTAAGGATTTTGTCGAAGTCCTTGTTGATTTCAACGCACAAGGAAACCTGACCGATGCTGGAACTGTCGGATACTCCCCTATTAAGTGGGTTATCAAGAACGCAGTAACCACTTCAGTCGCTTAACCCATAGACCGCAATGGGGGTTGATTTGCCCGCCTTCGTGAATCCCCCCATTGCCTATCTTTGCTAAGATAATCAGAAGGCACACTTACTAGGAGGCATTATGGCAAAATTAACACTCCCATCGGGCGCAACAGTTACCCTCAAAGACCCAAGCACATTGAAAGTTAAAGACCGCAATCGGATTATGAAAGCCGGTGATGGTGGGTCAGCAGCAGAACGCGGAATTGCTATCAGCAACGCGCTCATTGCCGCAATCATCGAGGATTGGTCATACGATCTTCTAATCCCTTCAGTTAAAGAGGATTCAATCGAGGAGTTACCAATTCCCGATTATTCTCTGCTCGTTAAAGAAACTGAAAACTACATCAAGGCGATATTCCCTGAACTTCAAGACACAGACCTCAACCGCCTAAATCCTGATAGCCCTTTAGAAAGTTAGAAAGACTCAAAAGTTTATTTCAAGGGTTCCAAAGAAATGCAGACTTTGATTATCCAGATGAGGAATGGTTTTACTTTAGATTTGCGGACAAGTTTGGTTGGACTCCCGACCAAGTAGATAATTTGCCAGCAGTTCGGGCTGAATGGTTGTTAGCGATTGCCGATACCATTGAGCAAGTGAAAATTGAAAAGATGGAGAGCTAGTGAGCGACAACCTGCCTGAAGTCTTAGCAGCTTTGAAGGCATGGCAAAATCGCATGGATAAGGCTAGTGGTTTAGCCGCTAGGGAAATCTCTATTGCTCTCTGGACTGATGCCCGCAAGATTGCCAGCGAAACCCCTAATCCACCTATTCAGAAAAACAGCAAACTTCGGCACAACCCTCACATCGGCCCTAGAGATGGAGAAGGCCCAAACATCGCAACGGGCACTCTCTTTGGAAAAATTATTGCCAAGCCAGTTAGCCATAGGGGATTTGGCGTTTATGTCGCAAGCGTTGAATCTGGAGCTGAATACGCTAGAGCAGTAGAGCAAGGCTCATCTAATTGGAATGGGGTAAAATACCCATATATGACTCCTGCGCGTGAAAATCTCATTGCAACGGGTAAAGCGCAGACGATTGCAGCAGGATTTCTAAGAGCAGCGATGGGGGTTTAGAGTGGCAGGTGATATTCCTCCATTAAATATTGACATCCAGGTTGCTCTCGGCAATCTTACAAGCGCAGTAGATAAAGCAACCTCCGAACTTGGAAAAGTTGGCAACGCCGCTAAGGATCAAGAAGGTAAGTTTAGTTCGCTCAAAACTGTAATGGGTGGCGTATTTGCTGGAAACTTAATGATGGAAGGTGTTCAAAAATTAACAGGACTCCTTGAAGGTTCCGTAAAAGCCGCCGAAGATGCTCAGGTTTCAATTGTTCAATTAGCAACAGCAATGAACAACGCCAAAGTCAATACCGAGGCTAATCGCGCGGCAGTTGAAAAGTCAGTTACAGCGATGGAGAACCTTGCCTTTACCGGCAACGATACACGCGCCGCAATGACCACCCTTGTAACGGCAACTGGATCGGTAACTGAATCGCAAAAGTTAATGGGGTTAGCAGCTGACCTCGCTCGCGCTAAACATGAAACACTTGGCGAAGCAGCAACTGCTCTTTCTAGGGCTACAACTGGTTCAGCCAAAGCCTTCAAGGAATTTGGTATTACCCTAGATACAACCCTGCCTAAAAACCAAGCAATCGCCGAAGCAATGGATGAGTTAAATCAGAAAATTGGCGGTCAGGCACAGGCGTATCTCCAGACTTACGCGGGTCAGATGGAGTTAATCAAAACAAAGATGGAAGCCGCTAAAGAAACTATTGGCGGGGCGTTACTTCCAGTTCTTGCTGGTCTTATGAAAATCTTTGGCGATGTCTTAAATGTCATCAAGCCTATTTTGCCCGAACTTACAATTTTGGTTGGCATAGTTGGAGCAGTAGTTCTTGCCACTAAAGCATGGTCAGTAGTTCAAGCAGCCCTAGATGTTGTGTTAAATGCCAACCCTATTAGCCTAATCGTTCTCGCCATTGGCGCGTTAATTGCCGCGATTGTTGTGGCTTGGAACCACATCAAGACTTTCCGCGACATTGTGGTGGATGTGATGAAAGCGGTTGTCGAAGCAGTCGGTTGGGTTATTGGCGCACTTGGCGAT